TTACTGACATTGAGTTACTTCAGTGTTGTGACAAGTAGAAAGAGTTGTATGCCTCAATTGATTTGAGTGAGTTGTGTGACCCAAACACTGGGTTACGTTACCCTAAGAATTACTCGCCCTTTAACACTAAGGAGTAGTCAATGACTAAAGTAAGAAAGCCCACTCACATTGAAGTACTTCACAAAGAGCTCTTGAGTGTTATCAATCAGTACAACACTGGGTTGATTACTGACATTGAGTTGTTACTATACTGTCGGCCACTACAAGAGATATATGCCAAGATGGACTTAAGTGGTCTGTATGATGGCAATGGCATTCGTTACGTCACAAATCCTTTTAACACTAAGGAGTAGTCAATGACTACAAAAGAAACTCAAGCTGTTAAGATGTTTGAAGACAGTATTGCTCATTTGATAGAGTGGGGGTTAATGACTCGCCCATTAGCCATTCGTTGGATGTCTGAACATGACGGCGTTGTATTAAGTCGTGATGAGGTTTGTACTAAGTATGGATTGCCTGTTGATTACTTTGCCGGAGACTTTTAATAATATGACGGTCACAAGAAAACGGAGAAACGATTGTACTCACTTAATCTATGTTATTAATAACATAGTGACAGGTGATCAATATATCGGAATCACTGTTAAGAATGTGGGCGGAATTAAAAAGACACTTCATCGCCGTATTCAAAAACACGTACAACGTGCTTTGGCTGAAGACAAGGGTTGGGCATTATCTGAATCAATTCGTAAACATGGATCAAAATCTTTTACTTATGGATTTGTTGAAAGTGTACGTGGTCGTTTAGCGGCTCATAGTCGTGAACGTGAATTGATTCGTGAATTTAATCCAAAATTGAATACATTCTAATAAAAAACACTTGACACTAAATTGATAATTCTGTATAATATATTATAAACTGAAAAAAGAGAAAATTATGATCACAGTACAAGGTTTTGACGACAAATTCTGGACATTTCCCGGTGGGGAACGTTCAGTAAAATTGACACCAGATGGGCAAACAAATTGTATGCCAATTCAAATGCGTATGGATTTCAAGAGTTCAGATGATTTGGTGGATATGATGTTGGCGGTAAATGCACTCAAACACATGTATGGGCCAGAAATTGGCATTAATCTGTCTGTTCCATATTTCCCATTTAGTCGGCAAGATCGTGTTATGACTAGTGGCGAATCATTCGGACTTCAAGTTGCGATTGATATGATCAAAATGTGTAATTTTAGTAAAGTTACCACTTGGGATATTCACAGTGATGTAGCTGGCGCAATGTTCCCAGCCGGTGTATTTCATAATGTTACACAAGCCGACTTGTGGGCTGAATCCATTCGTGACATGACAAAATCAGAAACAACCGTTATTGTATCGCCTGATGCCGGCGCCCTCAAGAAAATTTACAAAGTGGCAGAGGCTACTGGTCAATCTGTAGTTGAAGCCAAGAAAATTCGCGACGTGGCTACGGGTCATATTGTCAAGACAGAAGTTGATGGATCCAAACTTTCTGGATTTGAACGAGTTGTTATCGTTGACGATATTTGTGACGGTGGACGAACATTTATAGAATTGGCAAAAGTAATTCGTGATAGCGGGTTTAAAGGTACCTTAGTACTGTGTGTTACTCACGGAATCTTCTCTAAAGGTCTGGATGTGTTTCTTGAGGATTTTGATGAAATTCACACAATGAACAACATTAATAACGTTGATTTAGACTCATTTAATCACTCAATGTGATAAAACTTGACAATAAATCAGTATTTTGATATAATATTTACATAGACTAAAGAAAAGGAAAAGAAAATGAAAATCACCGCTCTTACTTCAATGGATTCCTACAAATTAGGTCACGGGGAAATGTACCCTGAAGGCACTACTAAAGTTTACTCAAACTTTACTCCACGTTCAATGTCACATTTCAATGTGCCTGATGAATACAAAGCCGACAAGAAAATTGTTTGGTTTGGTTTACAAGGTTTCTTACATGAACTCAATGCAGTTTGGCGAGAAACATTTTTCGATTTGCCAGAAGATGAAGTTTGTTCCGAGTTTCTTGAACTTGTAGCTCCATTTGTCGGACCCAACGGCTTCAATATCGAACGTATTCGTGAATTACATCGTATTGGATATTTGCCACTTGAAATTAAATCTCTGCCAGAAGGATCACGAGTACCAATTGGTGTGCCAGTATTAACTGTTACTAACACAGTTGCATCTGCATTTTGGTTGCCTAACTTTCTAGAAACTTGGTTGTCAAGTGAATTGTGGAAGTCTTCAACTAGTGCCACTATGGCTCGTGTATATCGTAAAATTATCGACTCATACGCTGATCTTACTGGCGGAAGCAAAGAGTTTGTTACATGGCAAGGTCATGACTTCTCTATGAGAGGAATGTCAGGTATTGCCGATGGTGCCAAATCTGGCGCTGGTCACTTACTAAGTTTTACTGGAACTGATGTACTGTCGGCAGTAAAGTACATTAACGACTACTACAATGGTAAATCAACTTTTGTTGGTGGTTCGGTGCCTGCCTCAGAACATAGCGTAATGAGTTCTTCAAGCCGTGATGCTGAGTTGGATACGTATCGCTACATTTTGAGTAAGTACCCAAGTGGAGTTGTTTCGCTTGTATCAGATACATACGACTTTTTCCAAGTGATTACTACATACGCCACTATTCTTAAAGACGATATTTTGAATCGTGTCCCAGATTCACTTGGTTTGGCTAAAGTTGTGTTTCGTCCTGATTCGGGTGATCCAGTTAAAATTATTACTGGTGATCCTGATGCACCAGTGGGTTCACCTGAACACAAAGGGGCAGTTGAATGTTTGTGGGAAATCTTTGGTGGTACAGTTAACGACAAAGGTTACAAAACACTGAATCAACGTGTTGGTCTTATCTACGGTGACAGTATTACAGTTTTACGTTGTGAGGCTATCTTGGTCAAATTGACCGCTAAAGGTTTCGCTAGTGATAACATTGTATTTGGAATTGGTTCGTACACGTATCAATTTGCCACTCGTGACTCTCTTGGGTTTGCCATGAAGGCTACTCATCGTGTTACTAATGGTGAAGGTGTAGCGATTTTCAAAGATCCAAAAACTGATTCTGGTACTAAGAAATCAGCCAAGGGTTTGTTATGTGTACATCGTAGCCCACTATCAGGTGATTACATCTTAGTTGATGGTGTTACAGTAGAAGGTGAACGTAACGGTGAATTGAAGACTGTGTTTCTAAATGGTGAAATTCTTGTCAATGATTCAATTGAAACGATTCGTGCCAGAGTGTCGGCAGAATGATTAAATAATTACTAAAAGGATATTTTTATGATTAAAGTAGGAGATACCACAATGAAATTGCTCAAGGCAAAGCCGGGCAGTCACTTTCTGTTTGAATATAATTCCGACATTCCAATTCGCACTTGCAAAAAGTACGGTGTTGAGCTTCGTGTTATTCGTAACAAGGCCTTAGGTCTTAAGTTTGTAACTCGTCTCTAATTGAAACGAGATGAATTTGGAGTTGAAGAATGATTAGACTAACAATTGACGATCTGAAAAAGATCAAAGACATAGTTACTGAACTTGGAATAGAAGAGTTTACTCTTAAACAAGAAGGTGTAAGTGGTATTGGATCAGTATTGATCTTGTCGTGCGGAACATTTGTGAAAGATTATACTGCCACAATAACGGTCGAAGTCAACGGTGTAGAGGCTTGGTAATGTTTCCGTTTGTTGGTGATTTAAACGGTGATGAATTCTTTGGTGAAGAATATCGTGATGATTAGGAACAGGGTGAGTGGAGCAGTGGCCGAAGTCGCCGGCGTTCCAATCAGACATTTTATAATCATAATGAACCTAGACCAGTCAAGTGTAGAATTTGTGATTTTGAAAATCTAAAGTGGATAGAAACTTCACATGGTTGGAGAACTGCATACAGTAGTGGTCTGTTGAAAGACAAAGTACACGCTTGTGGAAAAAGAATATGAAAGAGAAATTTAAAGAACTATTGAACCAGTCTACAAACCCACCATGGGACGGAGAGCTGGGTGCTGCTAACGAATTCAATCTGGAAAAATTTGCCGAGTTGATTGTTCAG